TGGGTGGGAATAAGAGGGGGAAGGGCCCAATAAATATCCTTGCTCATGATAAGAAATCATTTTACTAACTTCTTCTTGACCCACAGAGCCTTTTGCTATCAGGGACATCATGTCATATATTCTGTGAAGCATAATATAATTAACCATTGGAAGGTTTTCTTCTAGGTCATTTGAATTTTGGTTATTCAGGTCTTCCTGCATCTTCCCACCATATTTCTCTACCCATTGCGTCAGTGACTTTGATTGGCTCTGACTCTTTGCCACAAATACATTTTTCATTACACATTTTTATTTACCTCATCTACAATTTTTTGATAAGTTGTTAATCCAATAGCCTTTTTATAATCACACTCCAGGCAATATAAGTATATTTCATCTAAAAGGTTTTGATTAGAAAAAAGAATGGATTGGTCTACTGGGCATAAAAGCTTTTCAACCAATCCTTCTTCTGACATGGAGATGTAGGTTGATACATACTGTATCCTCATCCCATCTCCTTTACTTTGTCGGAAATTTTAATAAAAATTCCTTAGCTCTTGGGGTCATACCCTTCCAAGCCGACCAATCAATACCGCCATTGGTCATGTAGTACGTTATCTCTGCGTTTGTTACTGGATCGAATAACTCTTTGTTACTCTTTAAATCAAATTTCTCAAGTCTTTCAGGACCAAGATCTCCGATCATGTTAATCTGGAAAATTCCGTAGGAATTATCTCCAGTTTTTCTGTTATCAGTATATGCAAGCGGTCTTCCATTAGATTCACGCTTTGCTATGGACCAAGCTTTTTTAAGACCTGTTCCTTCGAATCCTACAGACTCGAGTAGTAGAACTAGCTCTTTATCTGTAAGCATCTCAGATGGTTTGTAAATTTCTTTACTAAAACTATCTAAAACTTCTTGCTTTAACTGGGCTTCAGTTTTCACTAAAGGTTGTACATTTACAGTAAGTGCGTTAGCTGGGTTTCCAGAAAATAAAAACAATGTTACCATTGTAATTATTGTCCAGTCACGAATTAAATCGCTTAACTGTTGTTTTATATTCTCCATTGGCATTTCCTCCTATAGAGATAACGAACTATAAGAATAGCATTACTGTCTAGCAGATGTCAAGTCAGTCAACTAAAACCTATCTCACATAATGATACGCTTAATAAATATTTTTTGCCACTAGACCTATGATCGAAAGTTTGATACACTAGGACCTCATCTAAAAATTACACCGCAAGGCGGAGAAAAAGGTTATATATAAATGTCACAAACTATTGAAAACCCTTATGAAAACTTTATTGCTTTATCTAGATATGCAAAATGGGTGGAAGCAGAAGGACGCAGAGAAACTTGGGGAGAGACAGTAGATAGATATTTTAATTTTATGCTTAACCAATTAAGTGTAAATCATAATTATATTCCAAATGAAAAGCTTGTTGCGGAATTAAAAGAGTTTGTATTTGAAAGAAATGTAATGCCATCTATGAGATCTGTAATGACTTCAGGTCCCGCACTAGAAAGAGATAACGTTGCGGGATATAACTGTGCTTTTTTACCAGTTGATTCACCTCGCTCATTTGACGAAACTATGTATGTTTTAATGTGTGGTACAGGAGTAGGATTTTCTGTTGAGTATAAATACATTAACAAGCTGCCTGCTGTACCAGAATCTTTAGAAAAATCAACTACCGTGATTACGGTTGAAGATTCAAAGCAAGGGTGGGCAAAAGCATATCGAGAGTTACTTGCCCTTCTTTGGTCTGGACAGATTCCAGCAATTGATGTTTCTAAGGTAAGACCCGCAGGAGCAAGGCTTAAGACAATGGGAGGCAGATCATCAGGGCCGCAACCACTTGTTAATCTTTTTGACTTTACGATTGCAAAATTTAAAAACGCTACAGGAAGAAATTTAAAACCAATTGAATGTCACGATATTATGTGCAAGATTGGTGAAATTGTTGTTGTAGGAGGAGTTCGTAGATCAGCAATGATTTCGCTTTCTAATATAAATGATATTGAAATGGCACAGGCTAAATCAGGCAATTGGTGGGAAGCAAGTCCACAACGTGCTTTGTCTAATAATTCAGTTGCGTATTCACGCAAACCAGGAATGGAACAGTTTATTGCAGAATGGAAATCTTTATATGATTCAAAGTCAGGAGAACGAGGCATATACAATGTGGCCGCAGCTCAAGCCCAAGCAGCAAGATTTGGCAGAAGAGATCCAGATATACACTACGGAACTAACCCTTGTTCAGAAATTATTTTACGTCCTTATCAGTTTTGTAATCTTTCAGAAGTCGTATTACGTGAAAACGATACAAAAAAAGATATTGAGCGTAAGGTAGAGCTTGCAACAATACTTGGAACATGGCAATCTACTCTTACTGAATTTAAATATCTTCGCAAAATCTGGAAAGACAATACAGAAGAAGAACGCCTACTAGGAGTTTCTTTAACTGGACAGTTTGGGCACAAATTTATGTCTGGCAAAGAAGATCTTGTTTCCTTAGAAGCATTTTTAATGACGCTTAGAGAATTAGCAAGAGCAAAAAATAAAGAGGAGTCTGGGAAAATTGGGATTCCCGAGTCAGCTGCTATTACATGCGTAAAGCCCTCTGGAACAGTATCTCAATTGGTCGGGGTATCTTCAGGAATGCATCCATGGCATTCACCATATTATGTTCGTACGGTTCGTGGCTCAAAAGGTGATCCAATATCTACGTTTTTAAAAGAAGTTGGCATTCCAGTACAAGACGATGTAATGAAACCAAATGAAACTTATGTATTTTCTTTTCCAATAAAGGCACCCGAAGGCGCAATAGTTAGAAATGATTTGACAGCCATTGACCATTTAAATATTTGGTTGGTGTATCAACGTGCATGGTGTGAACATAAGCCCTCCATTACCGTATCTGTCAAAGAAGATGAATGGATGGAGGTAGGAGCATGGGTATACAAAAACTTTGATGAAGTTTCGGGTATCTCATTCTTGCCGCACTCAGATCACTCTTATAAGCAAGCTCCGTATCAAGAAGTAACAAAAGAAGAGTACGAGTCATTGCTTGCTAAAATGCCCAACGAAATTCGTTGGGAGGATTTATCGTTTTATGAAACAGAAGATGGAACTTCCCCCTCTTCTACGCTTGCATGCAGCTCCGATGGGAATTGTGAGCTTGTGGATATTTCTGCTTAGTGGTAGAATAATACTATTGGGGTAAAACCCAAAATTCTGGGCACCCCGCCCAAAATGGAGATGATACTATGGCTAAATTAGCCGATTTAAACAAAGATGGAAAGGTTACAATGACAGAAGAAATTTTAGCAGCGCTAGGTACTTATGCGAGAGCATTTTTATCAGCAGCAATTGCCCTATATATGACAGGAAATACTAGCCCCAGAGATCTTCTTATGGGTGGTTGTGCAGCAGTCGCACCAGTAATTCTTAAGGCGTTAAGCCCAACTAATAAAGAATTCGGATTTAAAGCAACAAAGTAAAATAGTCAATTAGAAATACTCCTGTGCTAAAATTAGTACAGGAGTATTCCTATTTAGGAGACTATGGCAAATGGCAATACAAAAAAATTGGGAAGTAGATCAAAACACTACTTTTAAGTTTGAGATTCAGTATACACAAGACGATGAAACAACACCCATCGATCTTTTTGGCGCATCCGCAAAAATGCAAGTCAGAGATATAAAAGGCGGAGCAGCAGTAGCATTTACTTTAACTTCTCCTTCGGGTGGAATTACAATCGATGGATCAACAGGAACATTGCGTATAACAATGACACCAACTCAAACCAATAAGCTATTCTATCCAAAGTCTTCGTATGACATTATGATTATCGACTCTAATGGAAACAAAACAAAACTCCTTGAGGGCTTTATGACCCTTAAAAGATCGGTTACTATATAATGAATGAAAAAGTAATAGTAAGAGAAACATTAAATAAAGTAATTGTTCAAACCCCAGGCCCACAAGGCGCAAGAGGTCGTACAATCCTAAATGGAAATGGCGTACCATCTGCAAACTTAGGACTAGTTGGGGATTTTTATTATGACGTTATTTCAACAAGATTTTACGGACCTAAACCAAATGATTTAACTTGGGCGGGTGCACAAAATTACATCTTAAATAATCCTCCTACAGATTATTCATTTAGATACTCATGGGAGCTATCACAAGTTACTGGTCCCGTTGCAAATACCTACAGCGTTATAGTATTGCACAATTTGGGATTTTATCCCAACGTAACAGTCAAAACAAGCGCAGGAGATATACTAGAAACTGGTATAGATTATAACAATATAAATCAAATTACACTGACAATGGCTCAACCATTTTCAGGGACAGCACATCTGTCTTAAAAGGGAGAAGAAGAAATGGCAAGAAAATATGCGGTCAGCTTAGACCTTAATAAGAATGAGCTGCTAAATGCAAG